TCTTGCAAGGATTCACGAATTAGTCGCTTTTGGATACCATGATCAATACTGCTTTTTAGGCTAATTTCACCAACATTAGAATGTTTTGATTGGTCTGCATTGATTGCCTTTTCGCAATCCATAAGCCGGGATACATGGCCAAAAATCTCTTTTGCGTCTTGTGCATCAGAGATCCGTTCTTTCAGAAATTTGATACTAGCACTCGCGGCGCTTACAGCCATAAGCGCTGTTGAAATAGGCTCCATAATGTGTCTCGATTTTTAGATGCGGTCAGCTACAAGCAGCACGATGAGTGCGGCTGCTTGGCCAATGAGGATATGCTCCAGCCGCTTGATGCGTAAGATCGTTTCTTTCCAACGCTCAGCACAGACTGCCTCATGTGTATTGATCTGCGACTGCACTGATGCGGCTGTAGGCTTCATCACCCAGCGATTTCCATAAGTGTAAAATAAGCACCGCCAGTTTGCGTCCAATTATTGCTGCCTAGCTGTGCGTGCTGTAACAAGTAATTAATTGCAGATGTAGTATTAGGTGTGTCTAAAATATTAAACACAGAGTTTCCTAAAAGTTGAGCAGCCGCTGGAGAATTAATGTAACGTAGAGAGCTTGATATAAAGCTAGTGTCATCTGATGCGTTTTTTCCACTAGATATTGTTGTTGCAGTTCCACCAATATCACGAATAAGTTTGTGACCAGTGAAAAGCTGATCGCCATTACGGTTTGACATGTATGAAAAATTAACTACTACCAATATTTTACTTGTAGACAATGTTGGTGTAATTGTTGCCGAAAAAGCGGTAGCAAAAGTGCCACTAGTATTTTGAACTTTAGTGCCATTAGCGTCTGCATCTTTGTGAACAACTTGCAACACACTACCACTACGGATAGGGATACCAGCAGCCGTAACTGCGCTAAGAGACTGATTGTTTAATTTTATAAGTGCCATCTGTCTCTCCTATCCTATTAAATATCCGGTGAAATAACTTTGTATGTCTCTTGCGCCGAATACTGCTCGAACTTGTAAATAATCATTGACTGCTAACGGAACCACGCCATTCCAATACACTTGAGTGTGGTAGTTTACACTGCCGCTGCTAACACCTTGATACATTTCTGCACCATAAGTTGACCCATTTTTGTGAAGCAAGATTGCATTGTAGTCAGTGGTCTGAACTGTATCGTAGGATTGAATAGTTGCTGAGATAAAGTATCTGCCAGCAACACTTGCGGTAAATCTTCCAGTACCTGTGGCGTAACAGTTACCTGTGTTTTCTAACACACCGCCGCCTGTGCCGTAAGTTGCACCAGAACCTCTTGCGCCAAAAGATAAATCGTTAACATAAAAACTTGGGAGTGCTGGCATCAATACACGCCCAGTGCTATCAATGGTAATGGCAGTGTTAGTGCCAGTGCTATCCTTTATGGTAGCCAAGTCCAACTCATTCGTACCCATCTTGGCTTTTGTAACAGCACCATTACCAATCTTAGCCGTAGTAATAGCACCGTCAGTCACACTGCCCACACCAAGCACATCGCCAAGCGCAACAACAAAGTCGATGCTGTCGTTGCTTGTTAGTGCGCTGTCAAAGATGAGGTTGCTGCCTGATACAGTGAAGCTGTCTTGTGGTGCTTGAATAACACCGTTGAGACTGACCAATAATTGATTAGCAGTCTCAGGATAGTATGCCGCACCGTTTAGCGTTAATGCGTAAGTGGCTGTGGCAGAGGCGGTTAGGTTTCCTAATTTGTGGAAGCCACCACTGACAGGGGATTTTCCAATATAGGGCATTATGGTTTCTCCGGCCAAGTAACATCAGCTAGTGATGTAGCGTTATCTGTTATGTCTCTAAGGGCTTGTCGGTATGTTGTCTGGGCAGATGTAGCATCAGCCGTGTCAGACAAAACCCAATGGTCTGTTTCTGCAATTAAACGATTACGTTCTATGCGTAGTTCAGCAAGGTCACGGCTTGACTGTCCAGCCGCCCATGCCTGCTCTTCAGCGTTTTGAATTGAAATTTCATCCGCTGTCATATCAACCACGGAACCATTAACTAATTTTTTATTAACTTTAGCCATTAGTTCATTCCATAAAGTGTGTAATTAAGTTCACTAATATTTCCATTTGAAAATGCTAACTGCAACTCAGTGACTTTTTCTTTAGCATTTGTAGAATTGTCATAACTGCCACCCAGAGCAAACGATGCCACAGAGGCTTGCAGTCCTGTCATGGTGGTTAAACAACTCATTGCATTTCCCGCACTTGTTGAGCCAAGTCCACCTAACCACATATCAACTTGATAACCGCGATTAGGGGGCTGTGAATTTACAAAATAAAGATGATTTGCAGTTGCGTTTTCATTTAAATGGCTATTATCTGCATCCAACAACGAGCCTTGTGCGCCATAAATAGCACCTGTATCAAACGAACTCTGACCACTTCTTTTCCATCTTAATATTCCGTTGCTGGTACTGGAATTATCTCCAACGATATTCAAAATCAAACGAAAATTTATATGAGCAGAATAGTCAGTGCTAATTTCTATAGATGAAACAGAACTGGTTGAACTAACCGTTGCCAGTTTTGTCATTCCACCCGCCCCACTAACGGTTCCAGTGAACGCAAAGTTGTCAGCTAGGTTGACTGACTCTGATTGTATTTTCGATAAAGCCATATCTGTCTCCTACCCTGCTATTTCTGAAACGGTCATTATGACTTTAGTGCCTTGTGAGTTTAGTCTTGATGCTGCACCACTAACTTGAACCGAAACCTTTGATTTTATTTCATAGGTAATTTGTGATGCCGTAGATGGGGCATCTAAAACCAAAATAGTAATAGGAACAATCATACGGTTAGTGCCATTCCAAGCATTAACAAGTCCATTAGTGTTTCCTAAATTTGTAGAATCTCTAAAGACTGTAAAGAAAGTTTGTTCGTTTGCATCAACATCTATGTCCATTGCTGCCTGCACAAGAAACTTACTGTTTGCATCACGCGGAGTAATATTAACACTAAGGCCAATACCGGCAAAAGATGTTGAACTTATATTCTGTACGCTAGTGCTTGCAATGCTTTGCTGGACTTGAATTACAGACCCAGTAGGCATTTTGGCAGCAGTTACAGCACCAGACGCTAACTTAGCATCGGTTACTGAACCATCAATAATCTTGGCTGTGCTAACACTCGCATCCGGCGTTACTGTCGTTTGCAAAGCCAGTGAGTTATACACCACATAAATATCGTCACTAGCTACTACAGAACCAGTAAGCGTTACCGCTGTTCCTACCACTGAGTAAGCTGTTGTAGGCTCTTGCCGAACATTATTGATAAAAAGGTCAATGCCTTCTGCGCTGCCTACAGCGTGGGAGAGCGTCAAGCTGGTTCCAGATGCGCCAGTAAGGTCTTGCTTGGCTGGGATGCTGCTAAACGAGTTAGTGCTTTGATTTCCAATATAAGCCATATTTCACCTATGTGCTGATTGCATCAACGGCTGAAACCCAAACATCTGCGCTGCTTGCCGTGTTTGATTTGACATAAAGCCTGTCACCAGATTGAACGACAAATTTAGCACCAGAATCCAATATCTGGAGCGCACCGCCAGCACTTATAGGCGCATCTTTAACCAGATGAATGTCGTTAGTGCCATCATTGATGTAGCACTCAACCGTGATAGCGTTGGCTGTTACATTGGCAATGTGAATGCCGACAATGGTATCAAAGCTGTCAAAGTTAGACCCATCTGGAATGTCAGCGGCAACAGTGCCTACTGCATTCAATGTGTATCTGCGAAAATTCTGTGCCATTGTTTAAGTCCTTGTTTTAATTGATCAAAGCGCGATACTCATGGCTATGCTAAAGCCTGCCGTTGCAAATCCCGCTGTGCTAACAGCGGCAGCATTCCATGCTGATCCGTCATATACTTTCAAAACATTGTCGTTTGTATTGAAGTACAAATCGCCAACGGTTAAAGCATCACCATCATTGTCCACTGTTGGGTCTGCGCTTTTAGGGCCAAGGTACAAATCATCTACGCTATCAGCACTAGCAGCCGCTTGCTCTGCCCAATACTTAGCTGAGTATTCTGCGTTATCTACTGTTCCAGATGTATAAGTTGCCCAATCTTTTGCAGAACCACCGTTAGCTTGCCCTCTGCGTTGTGCGCCAATAGCGTACTCTTTGGATGAATACTCTGTACCGTCTACCTGACCAGTTGTTTCTGTTGCCCAGTCTTTAGCAGGGCCAGCACCAGATGCGTCAGTAACGCCTGTGCCGCCAACAGCCCAAGCCTTAGATGAATAGTCTGAGCTATCAACTATGCCATTAACTTTAACAGCCCAATCATTGGCGTTGTTTTCTGATGTCGCGCTAGCCGTGGCACTTGTTGCACTAGCCGTGGCACTTGTCGCGCTGGCTGTCGCGCTAGTTGCTGCTGCCGTTGCGCTGCTAGCGGCTGCTGTTGCTGAAGTCGTTGCCGTTGCAGCATCAACCAGCAATGACCACTTTGCGCTGTCAGTGTTCGTTGTAAGCGGCTGAGCGCCAGAGCTGGTGTGCGCTGTCGTGGCGATGAATATATTGTTTGTGCTTGTGTCCTTGACGATGTCACGCAAAGCATATGTCGTTGACGCTGCCCAGTTGCCTTTAAATGTACCAAGCTCACTTGTAACGCTCAGCTCACCAGTGCTATCGAATGCTAAGATCTTGGACGCCCGGTCTGTTGCACTGTTTGTAAATTCAGTGCTTGTCATTGTGTTTGTGCGTGACAGCTTGATAGAGCGGTCTAGCTCTTCATCGTGTTGCTGAACCATCCGCACTAAACGATCAAGCGCTGCTTCAAAGCTTGAAGCCGGGAATGGATCGTTAGCAACAAGATCAAGCGTTTGCGTATTGCTTAGCTCTGATCTGATAACAACAGTCTCGCCACTAGCCGGGCGCTGGTCTGTTAAAGAATAATGTGCGTCAGAGCTGGTGCCGGTATTATACTTAAACAAGACTGTGCCGCCAGAGGACGCACCAGCGCCGGTAACAACATAATGTGTGTTGAGTGTCTTGGTTGTTTCAGTGCCAGCCGCTGAGCGCACAATGACCGTTAAATCGGCATCTGCAAAGATAGGGAAGTCATACGCAAATGAATGCGTGGATCCATTGCCATTATATGACTTGGTGATGTTTGTGGTGCTGATTGTCATAGTAACCCATCCTCTTTGAGAGATTCAATGTCTCTGGCGGCTTCCCCTATTCGCTCGTTGCCCGGCATGTCAGACATGACTTGGAACGCGGCATCCATGAATTGATCATTGAGTGATCGTATTAAAGATTTTTTTTCTTTGTCTGTTGAGCGGCGATATTCTCTGCCATTCATCAATGCTTCCAGCCCATCTTTAAATGAGCTGTATCTACGGTTGACGCGCACTTGTATTGGCACAATGCCAAGCTCAGCCATGTTAGCTGGCACCTGATCCGGGCTTCCTTTAGCAATCCAGACCAGATTGCTGAGCTGCATCTCAGTGAGCTTAATACCTTTGACCACCCTGCTTACTGGCTGCATTGGCACCGGCCAATCTAAGCGCACAAGCTCATCGACATAGGCTGGCTGATCATCAGATGTGCCAATGACCATAGGGCTGAAAGCATTGTATAGCCGTGTGAAGGGTGCCTCTTCGTATGACGGCCCATCAGTCACTAAGCGGCCAAGGCTGTCATAGCGCGGGATTTCAGCGTATTGGTTGTCTGCAAAAACATTGTCGCGCACCATTTGCAAATAACCATTGTGGACAGCGTTAAAAAACTGTTCACCGGCTTCACCTTTAGCCGTGCCTACCCGGCGAAAATCATAATTGTCATCTGGGCCAAGTTTTAATTCACCAGCATCAGTCATGAGGCGCACATCATCAGCGGTGTAAATGTCATAATTAGCGCCGGTCTTAGTAACTGTGTTGTCACCAATGCGCTCAACTGTGCGCGTTAAGGCAGATAAAGGATTTGGCACACCCGGAACTAGGTTCATAGAACCCAATGGGCCTTTAGTTATAAAATCGGGATCATTTGTCTTTAGAGCCGATATAACTTGGGCAACACCTTGCAGCATAGGCAGCGATTGAAAATATTCGCTAACCGAATACACCGCTGCCGCTGCTATATTTTGCCTTTCTTCTGGTGTCCTTGCTAAAGACATTACTTGCATAGCACCGGCAGCAATGCCAATCGTGCTGGCCAGTGGCCCCATGCCACTATAAGATATGTATTTCAAAGGGCCGTTGGGCGCGCCATAAGAATTAAACAACGGCAATTGATCGCCATTTGCATCAACAGGAAAATCATCACCGGGAAACACAAACGAATAAGGTTTCCACCCCGGCGGTAGTTTTTCGCGTGTCTTTTTATTTTGTGGTGTAGCTCCTGTTATTCGTCCTTGCCCAGCATACATTGCAGTCATTGACAAAATTATGCCACCAGTTGCAACGCGCGCCATTCTTTGTTGACGCTTGCCAGCATCTTTACCAAATATTTCTGGATGCGCTAAACCAATAGGTGTGCGCTCTAATGTTCTTAAAATATCGTTTGTTGGCGCTGTTGCAAAAGGCAGTATGTAACGGCCAAACCATGTGTTTTGCAAATCTGACGCTGATCTTCCAAACTTGCCTAAATCAGTCATTAGGGTGTCGTAACGCCCTTTAACATCCAATTCATCAGCAAACTGTCGTGGGCTAAGCAACACCATAGCAGCTTCATCTTGCGCTTGCCTTTGGGTCATTCCATTAGCTAATGCTGCTTTGTACTGGCGGTTGGCCTTAGCGTATAACTCGCCGTTTTGCGACAAAACTTTGAAAAAATCATCACCGCCAAGAAGCAATCGTGTCGGTAGACTTGTGCCTTTGTAAAAATAATCTAAAGCCCTAGCAACAGGGGTATCGCCTATAGATGCAGAACGATATGTGTTCATCTCAACTTTGCTTACAGTATCGCCGGGCTGATTTGTCTTAACTGCCATTGCTGCCGCTGACATTGCATCACCAAAAGACTTGTAATATCCAGTCCATCTAGCAAGAACATCCGACATATAGCGTTGTTGCGTGTAATCAATTTCAGAGCCAACCGCCCGGCGAATGCCTCTTTCTGCCGCCCCTATGCCACCAGCAATAAACTCTTCTGGCACTTGCATAATCATAAACAACAGATTGCCGCCAACATTTTTGAACTGAGTTTTTGGGCCAGACAATAATCCATTGATATAAAGATGCTCAACGCCTTGCCGGAAGCGAGACATGATGCCTTTTTCAGCCGCCTGATTAAACGCACCCTCACCATTTGCGGCAGCTTTTAACAGGCCATCAGCGGCCATCATTAAGGTTTTAGCGCCGCCAGATGCTTCAATAACATCCATGTTCATCAAGGCAACGGCATCCGGGGCCATACCTTCAGTAACCGGGATATTAAAAGATTGCAGCAATCTAGCCGCCTCAGTTTGCGCGCCCTTGATCTGCAATTGAATGCCGTTGTGGATAGCAAGCTGCCGTCTGAATTGCAGCATAACGGCATCGCCGCCGCCCTGTTTTACTTGCTTGGCAAGATCTGCAAGTTTTCTTGCGCTGTCTGACAACAGCATTCTGGCCGCTGTTGCTTCAGCCGCATTGGCAAAAGCAGTACCACGCTTTCTTTTCAATACACTTCTTGTCAGGCCAAGGCTGTCTGCCAATTGACTTGTTGCAGCTTCGACAGTGTCTGCATTAGATATAACGCCCCTAGTCGCAGCTTGTTGCTGATCTGGCAAGCTATCTGACACAGCTTGGATCAA